CGGAAACAGGAAACCTTGATTTTTAGCCATTCTTTTATCAAAAGTATAGGAATATTCAAGAAGTAAACGACATTTCTACACCTTTTTATACACCGTTTCACCCTGTAGTACATTATTCGAATTATCAAGGATCTTTTCTCCATTTGAATCCTGAAGAGGGTCAAGAAACGAATATCGCTCCGGATAATCGGCAAATGCTGTTCCCACAATCTGCGTCCCGTCTGCTCTGTGAGCCGTATAACCTCTTAGCAGAGTTTCTTCTGTCACAGTATCCCCAGTCAAATCTATGAGGGTTCTGCCGCTGTAAACGACTTTATTTGTAGCCATTTAAGCCTCCCTCCTACCCGATAGTTACCGTAGTACCTCCAGCGGGATTCTCGCTTTCGTTATATGGGATTGCTTTGACTGTAACCTGCGATAAGTAGTTATATCCTTCCTCAGAATTCGGAAGCACTGTCTGCTCCTTTGTAGAAGGTGTAACTGTCTTTGCCTGTGGTTTGGCATCTTCCGTACCTGACATAGAACCTTCTACACCAAGCAGAGTAATACCCTCTCGAATATTATCCGGAATGATTTTCTCTTTTTCTGCTGCCGAAATCCCAACTTTACCAGAACCATCGTGATGTCCCTGCGGAATGGTGTACTCTTCATCCTTTGAAGAAATTGTACCTGTCACAGCTCCGTTATTCTTCATGGTTCCCGTCAGTTTCTGACCTCGTACATACGCGGTCTTTCCCTGAAGAATTTCAGCAACAGCGGCTGTTGCATCAGAAGAATCTACGTCATATTCACAAGTACCTGTGATCGGCTCCCCTCCTTTGTCATGGGCGGTAAAGCCGGAAAGAATCTTATCAGCGGTTACGGTATCGCCGGTCAGGTCGATCAGTGTCTCTCCACCATAGATTACTTTGTTAATAGCCATATTCTCTCATCCTCTCTTTTGGAAATAAAAAAAAGAACGGTTTCACGCTCTGTCCGCTTGCTACTCATCTTTATTTGCCTGCTTAATGATCTGATTTACATAGGTACTGAGACCGGCCATTAAAATTCCCTGAACAATTGCGATAAATATAGCCATTGCAATCTCCTGACCACTCCCTAATGGAGAAGTGGCCAAAACCCAGATTCCGCAAAGGACGATGCCGCCGACACCGAGGATCAACGGAATATACTTGTCCTTGATTGCCTGAGTCTGCTTCAGACCCATACCGCAGAAGTAAAGGACAATCGCCACAACGATTAACTCAGGCTGCACATAGTTCATAATCTGTTCCATCATTTTAATTCCTCCTACTGATTTTCTTGAATATAGGTTGATTTGTGAATAGGCAACTTATTGATCTCCTGCATGACTTTCTTAGCTGAGCCATTTCCGCCCATCTCTTCATAGGGCTTGTAGAGATAATCGTGCAGATTTTCATATTCGTCCTGCGTGATCCATCCCCGCTCGATGTAGGACATTCCCAGATAGATAATTCTATCGTGAGCAAGACCAATCAGCATCTGCGTCCTCACATCTTTTTTCTCACTTTTCTTCTGGATATACGCCCAAAAACCAGAAGAGGCGACGACTGCACACACAATCGTCACCACCATTTGAAACCATGGTTCCATTTTAGTATCCTCCATAACTATTTGATTTTATCGGTTATGATCATCCTTTTGCTGATGATTGTAATCGACTTTTCAAATAAATCTTCATAGAGACCTATCAAATTTTTTCTTTGTTCCTTCGACAAAAGTTTGTAAAAGCTTCCCATCCAGCCCCGAAACATATTCTCTACATTTTCATACGTTATCTCCTCGTTTTTCACTTTGACGGCGAGTTTCTTGAGCTTTCTGCGCATCGTAGTAACCCGCTTCGGATTGATTCGCTTAATTACCTTTCCGGAATCTGTTAAACTGTATTTTATTTGCAGAAATTTGTACGTGCTGGAAATCTTCACAATTCGAGTTTTCTTCTTATTGATATGGATTCCATATTCTTCTGCAATTTGATGAATATGATCTAGCAGATCAAAGAGTTCTTCTTTACTCGGATTCATGATATACCAGTCATCCATGTATCTTCCATAAAACTTCTGGCTTCTTACATATTTGACGTAATTATCAATCCGATACGGATAATAAATCCCGATGACTTGTGATAGCTGGTCTCCAATATTAACCGACTTCTCCATCCACTTTTCGCCTGTCAGCTTTGACTCTGGAATGTTCCTATAATCTAACTTGTTGAAAGTGTCAGACATACATGTGGCATATTCCTCGTCCGTCATGTAAGAAACATCGATTTTAAATCCGTCAAAAATCTGTGTTAGCAACCAGTCAATGAATTCGTCATCATCGAACAGCTTTAACAATTCCCGTTTGGCAATTTCATGAATGATATTATCGTAAAACTTGGAAAAGTCTCCGAACAATATCCATCCTTCATTTCCATACAACCGATAGTATTTACGGAGATGAACTTCGAACCTGTCCCGCTGATGAGAGATACCTCTTCCTTTAATCGAAGCACAATTGTCATAGATAATATGCTTCTTCACTTCCGGAAGCAAGACTTCATCGCATAAGACGTGCCTAATAATGCGATCCCGAATTTGAATACTTGTAATAGGTCTTACTCGGCCTCTCTCAAACAACGTGAATTCCTGTGTCGGTCCATTTTGAAGGGTCCGATTCATCAGATCATCTTGAATGGAAAAGATATACCGAAGAAAATTCAGCATGAATTTCTGGGTAGTCTCCTTCCATTTGCTGGTTTTGACAGAAACCTTGTAAGCCCTATACAAGTTGTTGGCGTCACAGATAATCTCCTCATAGTTCATAAATCATTCACCGTGATAGCAATACTTACCGTAGTAAATTGCGTCCGGCTTTGCTATTTATCCATTCGGAAAGGACAATGTCTCCTTCTCTGTTGGTTAAGCAGAGAATCCGGACCCTTTTAACTGTGACTTGATTCGGTTATCTCGTTGACGCCACTTCTTTATCAATCCGATTTCTCGGTCGATAGCTTTAACATAGCGACTGTAGAGATTAACGTCCACTTCGAATATCTCAACGATTCGTTGCAACTCTTTCAAAAGCTGCTCGCAGTTTACTATGGCTGTATTCTGATAATCTCTTCTTTGCTCATATTCGTGCAGCGTAGTCGGATAGATAGAATTAGCCGCTCGGACATTGCTAGTCAGCATAGAAGCCAACTGGTCAATTCGATTTTTATAATTCAGCATTAAATATCTATACCTTGAAAAATCTTCTGTTGCATCCTTTCCGTGAGCATATCTTACCCGAACAAGCTGATCCAAATCTTTCACTCCGAAACTACGCTGCATAAGGTCAATCAACATATCATGCAATTCAATGGAATATGTAATCGCTTCAAATTTGGATTCAGTCCGGTCACTCACAAGGACACTCATGCATAATCCTTGTCTGTGATCTCTTTGAATTCTTCTTCCGTAATCCAGTTCTTTTTCACTGCATTCCGAACCCGTACTTCATTCCACATACCCAAATTGTAGTAGCGTTTTACCTTGTCGTAATTCTTGCTATGTTCCATAACTGTTTCCTCCTTTTATAGTTCGATTTCAGACATCATGGCAACATATTCGATATCTGACTGCATTTTAACAAAGGCCAGCTCTGTTTCTGGAACCTCCCGCAAGACAAACCAATACTTGTCATTGACCTTGGTAATCTGGACAAGTTCCATGTTCATGTGAACTTCATCCTTTTCTCCATCGTTGATTGTTACGATCGAACAATTTCCGTCAAAAACGGACTCATTGATTTCCGATGAAGATATAAAGTTATTACCGTTCAACCTCAAATTATCAAGAACAGTTTCATCGGACAGAGTAATCTTATAAATCTTATCCTCCATTTTGATTCACACCTTTCATTTAGATTTTTCTTTTTTTATAGCACAGATTGTTGTCACCTGTGTACGGTTTTCGTGGGGGCACAGGGCCCCTGGATTCAGACTAACCAATAGCGAAGACCGGACGAACTCCATAAGAGTTCGAAGCGTCGTAGGAGCTCGTAGCGCCATCGCCGTTCACAGCAGCGAAACCAGCCGAAGAAACGATATCTCTGAGCCAGAACGTTGCACGATTTGAGATCATCTTCGGAACCACCGTAAACAAAGCAAGCTGCGTCTTTCCGATCGTATAACGGTTCACAACGACCGTACCATCTCCTGCCGGAGTAAAGACAAGGCTTCCGTACATCATAATTTCATTCGGAAGTTCCAGCGTAGAATCAAACCAAGCACCAGCCGAAGGATATCCATTCGAAACGGCGTTTGTCAGATATTCACGGTGGGTGAGAATCAAGTCACCAAAGGCACTCGCCGCCAACGTTTTCGCCTGCGCCAGATTCTTGGTGTACATTTTAGAACCAACATAGCCGCCGGTTGTGATGTTCGTCTCATTCATCTGTGCGTTGTAAAGAGGTTTATCCGGCATGATAACCAGATGGGGCGTGGTGAAAGCCGTATCGCCGCAATTATACCAGTAATCAAAATCTACGATTCTCCATGTATAGCTGCCGATAGACCAGTAATCTCCAAGGAAAAATCCTTTGAAGGTTCCGTTCTTGATATTTGCCTTCTGGTCGTCTGTAATAACGCTCCCCAGATTTTTTCCTCTGTAAATCATGCGGCGCTGCTCCTTCGGAACAAAAGCGTCCAGAATTGCAAAGAGTGCATCGTCCGCACCAATCGCTTTGTTCCCTGCTGCGGTGCCAATCAATAACTTATCATCCGCAGACAACGTATTGATTTGCGTAAGTTCCGACAGATTGACGCCGGAAATGAAATCCTGAGAACTGGTAAGCCCAATCAAGGATTTAATAAAATCAGTCACCATAATTGTTTTGGTTCCATTGTTACCATCAATCAAGACGATGTTGCTTTCATCTAGTGTCTGGACCTTCTGATAATCCGTAATTTTCATCTCGATATGTCCTCCTTTTACCTAATACAAAAAATAACGCGGCCATCAATTGGCTGTCCGTTGCTATCCAGAATTAAGGAGCTGGAATATGCACGCGCCACAATCGGGTCCACGTTACTATCAATGATAGTTCCTTCTGATGAATCGAGAAGATTATCGTAATTCTCGTATCCATTGTCATAAAGATTGTTGTATACGGTGAATTCCGTCCGAATCCCCTCTACAATTTCTTCAAGAATCGATGTCCTTTTTTGTAACTCTAATATCTGGTTTGCCAGATTTGCTTCTACATCCTTCGAAAGAGTATCCTTCAACTGCTGGAACCACTCATCAAACAATGCCTGAGCATTTTCTCTCCATGCAGCCATTTCAGATGTATTATTGTTTGTGTACTCGTTAAACCAGGTCGCCCATAACTGTTTCCAGTAAGCACTTGTTTCCTGCATATCTGCCGTTTGAGCAGCATACCAGTCGTTCCATTGTTTTTCCCATGCCAGATAAGATTTCTGGATTTCTTCCGTCTGGGT